GTTATATACTAATATAACTAGTAAAATTATATATTCATACTTCGATACAAATTGTGCTTATGCTATAGAAGGAAATTTAGTATTCCACAAAATGAATGAAAAGGATCATAAAGATCCTAATTGGGACGAAAAGATACACAAAGACGCTAGTTTATACAGTTGTGTAATTTATCTCACACCTAACGCACCAATGTCAAGTGGTACACAAACATATCAAAAAGAACAGTGGAATAGTTTTTTACCAGACATTATATGTCATAATAACTTTAATAGATTAATAATGTTTCCTGGTGATGTTTATCATAGTGCAATGGATACGTTAGGCGGAAACGGTAATGATAGATTAACACTTCTATTTTTTTTACACAAGATTGATAAAGTTGATATTGACTAATAATTATAAAGATAGTATAATAACACTATGGATTTAAAATTTACAACAGCAGGCGACTTTATGAAGGCACAACAGAAGCGTATAGGTTTCGCATGTAAGTACATGCATCCGGATCAAACGCAGAAGAAAAAACTACTAGAAGAAATTCAACGACCGCTAAATACTCGTAGCACAACAGTACAGTGGCTCAACAGACAAACACGTGATGTTGCTGAACAACGCTTGTGGGATATTATGGTTCATAACATTCAGTCATACTACAACTTGATTGAATACGTAGGGAGTTTACCTAATGAATTACGAATGGTTCGACTTGGCAGTGATGTCCTTCCTGTTTACACTCAGTCTGACTGGGCTTACTATTGGCAGCAACCTGATGTTCGAGCGTATTGCGAAAAAGCATTTGCTAGAGTCGGCGAGCTTGCAAGAACACTTGATGTTAGACTTAGTATGCATCCTGGCCAGTTTACCGTTCTTGCTAGTGATAACCCTGAAATTGTCGAGAGGAGCATAGAAGAATTTGAATATCACACCGACTGCATCCGCTGGATGGGCTATGGACAATCATTCCAAGACTTCAAGTGCAATGTCCATATATCGGGTAGAAAAGGTCCACAAGGCATCAAAGACGCCCTCAAGAGACTCTCGCCCGAAGCAAGAAACACAATCACAATCGAGAACGACGAAATGTCGTGGGGACTCGACGCAAGTCTCGAACTTGCCGACGAACTTGCACTCGTACCAGACATACACCATCACTGGGTCCGTACAGGAGAATACATTTTACCAACCGACGATAGACTTNCTCGCGTAATTGACAGCTGGCGAGGTGTTCGACCAGTAATGCACTATTCGGTATCTAGAGAAGACTTACTCGTTGAGCATGATCCTAATATACTACCGGTAATGGATTCTTTACTAGAACAGGGATACAAAAAACAAAAACTTAGAGCACATAGCGACTTTATGTGGAATAATGCTGTAAATGATTGGGCACTATCGCATTGGAATAATTTTGATATTATGGTGGAGTCAAAAGCTAAGAATTTAGCATCGCAAAAGCTATATACATTTTATAAGGAAAATATCAAAAATGCTAATTTCAGGAAAACTGAATTCGCCTGTTAGTGTAGGTATAACTACGCTAGACGTTGACAATAAAATGTTGACAAATCTAATCCTATCTAAAGGCGATGAGATGGATAGGCAAACTAATTTAAAAGCAGACATGACTAAATGGCGACTAACTGAGGATCATCCTGAACTAGAGATTTTAGCTGAAAGGATTGTAAAAGAAGGAGTGGTTCCTTACCTTATAGAAAAATATACTAAAAACGATTATGATGCCGAAGACGAAGTTAAAAGACAAACATACGCTGTTGTAGATATTTGGGGAGGAGTCTATAATAAAGGAGACTATGCTGATCCACATGACCATCGTTGGGTACATACTGCATTCTGTTATTATGTAAAGGCTCCTAAAAATTGTGCTCCGTTAGTTTTTAATACTATTGATTTAACTGTGCAACCAGAAGAATCAATGTTAATATTATTTGACGGATTTTTAGAACATATGGTTCCTATTGAAGAGTCAGATGAATCTAGAATTGTTATTGCTGGAAACGTTGCAGCAATACCAGGAAACATACTATAATAAATACAATATGGAGAGGAACCACTATGAGTTATCTAAATCAAATGTACGGCAGGAAAGCACCCAGCCAGACCCAATCGAAATCTGATAAGAATCCTAATCGTGTAGCAGGCGGATTACGTGCGCAAGGTGTTGATACAATGATGGTACTTGGTGAGGATGGAAGTCAACAAGAACTTCCTACGCTGGCATATGTTCGTAGTTTGGAAGAACAATCAAAAAAACAGCGAGCCGCTATCACTGTGTTAGAGCGAAAGCTGACTCGCCAAGATTCTGCTATACAGCAATTACAAGCAGCTATTGTTAACCGTTCTTAATTGCTTCAACTAAAGCAGCTTTGTTCATACTAGCATTGGATTTAATACCATTTTTCTTAGCATGAGCAAGTAAGTCTTTCTTAGACATGCTGTCTAGATCAACCTTTGCTGTCTTTTTAGTTGCAGATTTCTTTTTAGTCTCTGCCTTTTTAGCTTTAGGCATTGCTTTTGGTACGGAAGCAGGTGCTTGTGCAATTACCGGAGTATCCGGAACATCGAAACCAAAAAGTGATTTTAACCATTTAATCATAATTACCTCCTATTAGGAACAATTATTTACATAAATACATATAACACAGGAGATAAAAATGGCAGCAGTTTATTCAGGAAGTCTAAAACTTGATAGGGTCGTTGGTGTACGAAAAGATAATAATAATAAGTATCATTTACCCGTTTTGAAGAAATCTAACAAATTAGCAACTTCTCCAAAGTCAATGAAAACAGTAGAAAATATTACCCCGGACGGCTACAAAAAGTAAGGAGAGAAGTAATGAAAAAGTTTATTATTGATAGATTAGGCGAGCGTACAACACTAGACGGTGCTGTGCTAATTGGTGCAGGCGTTGCGTTTCTAATCTTTAAGCCAATTGCAAGTCTAGTAGCATACGGTGCTATTGCATACGGTGCTTGGACACTATTCAAAAAAGAAAAATAATTATAATTTACTAATAGGCGTAGAGCTACTAGCAGTCATATTCCATTTTTGCTTCTGTTCTACGCCTTTCTTTTGAGCAAATTTCTTACTATCACAGTTCTTACATACGTGAAAGTAGGAATTGCTTAGACGCTTAGGATCCATGCTTCCTCTTGTGCGTTCAAACTCTCGATCACAACTATCACATCGAAACACACACATAGTAGTTTCACGCTTGTAGGCGTGTTCCTTGCCCATTTTGCTTTTGCGAACATGTCGGGTTTGCTTTTTAAATTCTCTTATGAACATAACTATATTTACATTAAGATTATAAAAACATACGATAAATAACATAAGCAAAGAAATAAAATTTCTACATTCTATAGCGGAGTTCTTAAATGGCAAGACAAGATATTAACATTGGTGTTGAAGGTAATGATGGCACTGGTGATAGCATACGTGAATCGTTTCGTAAAGTAAACGAAAATTTCCAAGAAATATATGCAGTTTTTGGTCAAGGTGGAAGCATACAGTTTACATCTTTATCAGACACGCCTGATGCACTATTACCAAACACTATTCCGTTAGTAAATGATGCCGGAGATCAAATTAATTTAGTAGAATTTGCATCTAACTCTGCACTAGACGAAACAGCACAAGATACTATTACGTTTAGTTATAGTGTTGCAGGTAAACTAGTTATTTCAACAGCGTTTACAAAATTATCAGATGACCAAAAACCATCCCTCGGCGGACCATTAAATGTTGGCGGCAATGCAATTGGTAATGTTGCAATTAGTCAATCAGCAGTTCAAGAATTTAATAACAGACACAATACAAACTTAACCATTGACGATTTAGTTATTACCAAAGGTTATGCCGATAGACGTTATATTAGTTCTGGATTACCAATTCGTGTTGCAGGCGAACCTGCTTCAAGAGATGATTATATTTTAAATATTAATCGTTATATTGACGGAAACATTGAAGTTTTATCTCATGGGTATGACACTGGTATTAACGGAACTGCATTTATATTTAATTCAATATACACTGATCCAACTAATTTAACTAGTGAGCAAACATATTATTTACGATACATATCTACAGATAGATTTTCCGTACACTCAACACAAGAAGATGCTCAAATTGTAGACGATAATGCAGCAGCCGCAACAAAAATTTATATCACTGGTGATATTGCAGCTGACGACGAACATACAATGGTTGACAAGGGATTAGATGTTACATTAGAAGGAAACTTCTTGTCAGATGTTGCAATGCCTAGAAGCAGTGTTTTACGCAGACAAGGCGACACAATGGCAGGATCACTTACACTTTCAGATCATCCCGGTGATTTGGCAGGGTTTGGTGTAATCAACGGAGACGACGATCTACAAGCAGCAACAAAACTATATGTAGATAATAGTGGATATTCATCTACAGTAAACTTATTTGTAAGCACAAACGGTGATGACAGAATGATCGGTGTGCCACCAGGCAAAGAAGGATCTGCATTTAATTATGCGTACCGTACTATTAATGCTGCGGCAAGACGTGCTGAAGAACTTGTTAAAACCGCTCCAGAAGAACCAGGTCCTTATTTCCAGACTATTACGAGAGACAATGGAGACGATACAGCTAATGTTGTCTCAGCAGAAGTCGATGTTCCTGTGTATGAACAAACTAGACGATTGATGGAACTAAACAGAGAATACGTTCAGAAAGAAATTTCTGGATATATTGCATTTACGTTTCCAGAATTTATCTACGAAGTACAAACATGTGAAAGAGATATTGGATTAATAATAGATGCTATTGCATATGACATTAACAGACAGCTAGAAGCAAACTATCTAACACGTCAAGCAGCTGAAAGGTACTATTCAAGTACAAGTGGCCGTTATGCAATTACTAAACAATTAAGCGAAACTGTTGGTGCAATAACTACTGCTAAAAATATTGTAGACGCAATTTTACAGAATAGATTATATAGAGAAAAAGAAATATCTTCTGTAGATAGAAGTGGTTCTAGTAACGAACGTGCAAGAGTAACAACTTCAACTAATCACGGACTGATAGATAAAGAACAAGTAATCTTTAAAGATATGGGAGGCATGACTGAAATTGAAGGTTTGTCTGCATATGTTAAAGTTATTGATGATGATACTTTTGAACTTTACGAAGATGACGACCTATTAAACTTATGGGATATTAGTACATTTACAAACTATACCACTGGCGGTAAGATGGGTGTTGTATATCAGCCTCGTGTTGCAGATTTTAATAGTATTAAAATTGAACAAAGTTTTGATGATCCAGATGCTAATATTGTTGCAAGAACAGCAGTGAGTGCTAAATTTGATTTAATATTAAATATTATTCAAAATGGTATCGATGCAGGTGCTGACGTTGTATATGGTAGCACATACAAATTAGTTTTAGATAACGGTTCTAGAACCTTTATTGATCAAGGTGATCCAGATAATACTGATACATTGCCAGGCAAGGTAATAGTTGGTGAAGTTTCTGGTGCTAAGGGAAGAATTGTAAGTTTAATAACAAACGACGGAACTGAGAGTAATAACGATACATTCCAATTAATACAATTAAATGGAAAAGATTTTGTTGCAGGCGAGCCTGTAAAATATGGAAACTACGTTAAAAATAAACAAATAACGCTGTTTGTTGAATCAGGAACATACGAAGAAGATTTTCCAATTAAACTTTCTAATAATGTATCATTAAAAGGTGATGAATTTAGACGAGTTATTATTAGACCAAAGGATCGTGTATCACAATCTAAATGGGCTAATACATATTTCTTCCGAGATAAAGAATTTGACGGGAATGTGCTAGCAACTGCTGGTTCACCGTTCTTTAATCAAACTGGTGAGCATCAAGGTTATTTTGGCAGACATTATTTGTCTAATGTTGAAGCGCCTGCTAATGTTGGCCCGGAAACAACAAATAGTGGCAATTATTTAATTGCTGCTCAAATCATGCGACTTAATAAAGCATTCATTCAAGATGAAGTAATTTATTATGTTAATACAAACGCCGATGATCTTTTGTATAATAAATCTCTTTGTCAAAGAGACTTGGGATATATTTTAAACGCAATTGTATTAGACGTTGCGTTAGGAACAAATTACAATAGCGTAACTGCTGGTAGAGCATATCTGCGAGCAAACTATGAAACACAGATACAATTTGAAAAAACAAATACATTACTTGCTATAAACAAACTTAAAACAGATGTATTAGCATTAGCACAAGTAGCAGCCGACGCTACAGCAGTAGCAAGAGTAACTGCGTCATTTAATGAAATTATAGATATTATAACAAATGGCGAAAGTGCAATTGATGCATTTTCTTATCCGGTACCTGGAGCATTGCCTAGTGCAGAAGCTGACAGTGCTGCAACTAGATTGCAAAACAATACTGACTTTATCAAAGC